AGGTAGGGGACCTGTATCTTACGATCCACGTAGATCTCTTTCGAAGGGAGATATAACGTATCCCTAGGAACTCTCATGTTGGCGATCACGTTACCGAGACTATCCAAGGCGAACATGAGCTCTACGTTCTTGGTGTTGGCCATGTCCAGCCAACGAAGGACTACCTTACCGTTCTCATCGCATTCCATCAACGCACGGATGGAGGCGCTATCTACAGGCATGGGGTAAGGTATTAGCTTGTCTATATAGATCGAGTCTATACGATTCTCGATAGCGACAGGCTGAATCTTGGTCCGGCACCCGGACAGGGTGAGGATACCGGCTATCGCCAGCATCCCGCAAATCATTCCCGTTCTCATAATAAATTCCACCCCGCAATAACATCTGACATATCAGCCTCTCTCCCATTCTCAAATCGGCTCATCCCTGCCACAATCCGAATCATCTGTTCTCGGTCGTTGATGTTTATCGGATCGTCAGCCGGGATTCCAGCGTAGTCAGATACAAATTGAATGTACTTTTCCGTATGGTTCTCTTTCGGTGGTGCCCATCTTCCTATCATCTTGCGGATCGTATCCAGCTTATAGTTCCGGTAATAGTTAGACAAGATTTTAAAACCCGCTCGATAGCCGTGAGCCATCGTTTTAAACTGCTTAAACTCTTTGTCACGGCCCGGATTGACTTCGCCTTGGAATACATCGCTGTTACGTCTGATGTTAAGAGGGTTGTTATTTCTCAGCCCTCTCGGTAATTCATTCTTTTTCATCTTTGCTTTTTTAATTTGTTATGTATATTTGCAAAAAAATACTCACTATGGACTTACAACCTTTTTTCAAATTATTAAACGATGATGATAAGCGCCTCTTAAGGCCTATACTCATTTCTTTGCCATGTTTTTACACTCTCATCTCATTATATTTCCCTGACTTCAACTGCATGAATATTATTAGTGGAATAATAACTACCTTGGGAGTAACAATTATTATGACTGGAATTTTTTATTTCCAAATTGCATTTATAGACGAATACAACAGAGATACGACATCCAGCATGATCACTTGCTTATTAGTGTTCACGACATTTATAGCCATTTTGTGTGGCTGTTTGTCGAACTTTAGTATTAGCACTCTCTATGCTATTTTTACGGCTATTATTGCCTCTTATATCATTTCCGGCATCCGTCTTTTTAGGCGTAGAAAAAAATCCCAGAAAAAATAATGACACAAAAACATAAACTATAAAAGCTATAAAATCAATTATATAAATTTCCATTTTGCGGTTTGTTTATTAATTAATAACCGTTCTGCGGCTCACGATCGCCGCATTTCTTTTTCTCGCACCTCTTTAAAGCCAGTTCTATCTTCACGTCCGAGTAGCTCTCTTTTAAGGTGAAAAGCTCGTCCTGCACCTGCCGGAGCCGTCCGGTCTGCTCAACGAACCGTTCCTCCTTCTCAGACAACTGCTTTTGCAAGAACTCATTATACTCACGCAGGGCCTTGAACTCCTCCACGTCAGCTTGAGCGTCCGCTATACGTGCGTTCGTCTTACGGTTCATCCACGCACGGATGCCCCATTTTATCCCCTCGATCCCGCCCATCGCACCGATTATCGCCAATATCGTATTCAAATCAACTCCCATGACTCATTTTCTTTTAATATATACGGGGGCTTTTATTTGCCCGCCCCCGATAAAGGCTTATATCCCGTTAAGCGATAGGATCTATTCCCTTTAGCTCATTCCATCTATCTTGGTATTCCTCCCCAGAAAAAGGCTGGTCGAGTATCTTGGAATAAGAATCGGTCGTCTCGGCGGAGAACATCCCCTGCCGATCAAGGTAATCCACCCGCTGTTTCAGGTACCATAACTCATCGTCCGTGAAATCAAAGGACTTGACCCCTGTCATGGCGTCCACGGTCTTGAACGAGATCTCGTATTCCCCGTTACCAACAGGGGTCATGACCACTTCCTTCCGCTCCGAATCCAATAGCTGGACCTTGCCGGAGATAGATATTTTCAAGCCGATATTTTTGCGATTGTCGTACATCGGCAGCACGTTATTGAGTATTAATACCCTGTCTTTCAATGTCAATTTCATATCTATTATTTTTTTAAATTAGTATTTCATACATAAATAACCTGTTTTGTTATCATAATAAACAGGATATAGCTCGGGCGAAGAGCTTAACGCCCCCAATTGCGCGTGTGTCATCATGGAGCCGACATTAATGACAGTTCTCTCCATGGCACCATCGTCATTAAAATACCGGGACTCGACCCGGAAAGCGGAACCCCAACCAGCCTTATGCACGCAGTTAATCCATATCCTCGGATAATTGGTATAAGCGGAACGCCCACACCTCAATGTCAAGATAGACGGGACACTCATCGCCGTAGCGGAGTCTAATATATCGGTCAGATCAAGTACCGAGTTCACGTAATTCGGATACGTCTGCATTATGACATTACGCAGGTGGTTACCACCATTATCGGTATCTACCGATCTTAGCGTGACTTGTCCGTCGTTGTGGATGGCCAACGCCCCGTTATACATATAATGTCGCTTGGAGAGCATCAATCCGCTAGCGGCCACCAAACCGCTTAGCCCGACCCGGAAAGGGGCTTCATCCCTTCGCTCGTAAGTGCTGCCGACCCATATACGGACAGATCCCGGATCAAGGTTCGAGATATCGCCACCGCTATTACCGTCACTGGCGAAACCGCATGAGACCTCGTAATTACGGTTCATGCACATGATGGAGTTGCTGCCATATACCTTGCCGTCACTGAGCACCTTGAATGTCGGGGAAGCGGGAGGCTCCCCGTTCGCCCCGGAGTTCCCGCCGGACCATATCCTTACGGTACCGCTAGCGGCCATGCCCCCGGTATTACCGAACGCTATCGCCCCCGTGGACACGAGGCCGCCATTGATCTCGGTAATCGTGCAGTCGTACTCGGAGGCGAAAACCCACCCTTCACCATTATAGCGATAGATATTCACGCCGTCTACCCAAAGATCGTTCTTCCGCATTCCCGATCTCGGGGCCGTGGATTGGTAGAACACCTTCGCCTTGTCATTGGCCATGCTCTGGGCATCGTCAGCCGATCCTTGGGCGTTATTGGCAGCGTTACTGGCATTTTCCGCCTCGCTAAGAGCGTCCTGCGCCTTTTTCATGGCTGTATCTGAATACCCTTTCAGCGTATCTTGAATAGCCTTGTTTGCGGCCTCTACGGCTGTGTTAAAAGAGGACATGGCGGTATTGAAGGCCGTGAACTTGGCGTCAACGTCTTTTTTCTCGGCCTCTGTCGCCTTTCCGTCAGCGATAGCGGTATTGATGGAGGACAATAAGTTGTCAATCGCCCCGAACAATGTCACCTTCGCGTTCAAAAGCCCGGTCTTGGCCGGGCCGGAGAGATAGGTATTCTCATATAATTTTTTATAAGTGGCCTCGACCTCGGCCTTGGAAACATTGACCGTATTCAGGTATTTCTCGATCGCCACGGCCTCCGTCTCCGTGACTATACCATCCTTGAACGCCCCGTCCACGTAATAGTTCAGGTCCTCCACGGATTTCTTGGCCTCCTTGATAGACTGATCCAATTCCGGCCACTCATCAAGGTTTTTCAGCCCCGAACCGGCGGTAAAGACCATACGCCCATGAAACTCGCCAGAGCCATCCCCCTTATTCAGTATGAAATAGGTATTACCATCCGTCGAGACAATCCTATCCACCGTCACCCGGCCGGGGAGTATCTCCGTGAAACCGTACACGGTAACGAAGGAACGGGCCCCGTCAAACTGGCTCCCCAATAAACCGGTCAAGAAATAATAGTACCCATCCTCCTCGAACTTATGAGGGCTCCCGGACATCTCGAACGTCCCCTTCCCACCGCTCTTGCCGCACTTCGCATAGAGATAGAGTTTCCCGTAATCCCCCAAGTAGGGACTCGTATACGCCCCCATATCCCAATACTGGTATTCGGAAGGCTTATGGGACTCCTTGATATCACTGATGCCCAGCGTCATGTGCTGCAAGATCAAAGCCGGGGCGGTAAACACCCCGGTGTTGTCATCATACCTGAAATCGGGCATGACGGTCACAGGAGCTGTCTTGCTGTTGACGAAACGGAATTGCAGGGACTCATCACCCACCAAGAGCGACATGGTACGTACCCATATCGGGTCTATGCCCTTGGAGTAATTATCGAAGGCCACTTCCAGCATCTCTTGCGCCTCGATAGCGTCACGGTAACGGCGCTTGGTAAACTGTAACGCCTCCTTATACCTCTTGTCATTAACGACCTCCTCGCTCTCCAGCTTGCCCAACTCATCGGACAGGAAACCGCCTACCGACGTATTGGATAGCTCAAGCTCCGGGCTGTGGGGCCTGTTGATGTAATCCCTCACCCCGGTGATCCGGATCAGGATGCCGTCCGGCTGGAATTGCGGGTCGCTGAAATCGACATAACCGCCGGGTACCAGCTTGGCGCCGATCGCCAACCAATTCTTCTTGGCCCATATGCCGTCCAGCTCTCCGATGAACGTGAATTGCCGCTCCTCACGCTCGTAAAGGCAGCGTACCGCCTCCCGGAACATGTCCCAGCTCGCCCCGGTCTTGGTGGCGTTGTCGCACACGTAGGCGGCGGGAAGGGATATGTTGAAAATGGCGTACTTGTCGCCGACCTCCGGATACAGGGAGGCGTTCGGCAGCGTCATGCCATCCTGCTCGGACGAGATGATCTCGAACTTACGGCCGTCATGTATGTACTTTACGTCGAACTCACGGCCCGCCAGACGGCCTGTCTGGAAAATAACCGTCATGGTCTGACCGGCGATCAGGCAATCCTCGAAATTGAGGTTGGCGGGAACCGATGAGTCATAGAAGTTGTAGAACGTGACATCGTTCCCGTCCGTGTCCTCGCCCGACTCCGTGTCGGTCTCGCTCACCGTGCCGACCCGGGATGGATATATATCGCTGGCGTCGTAGCTGTCCTCATTATAAGAGGAAAGGGGCCTGTCCGCGCGAGTGACATACATCCCGTCCTTGTCGGTCTTGTACCGTCGGCCTTGGTACTCCAGCTCCTGTGACTTGGGAAGCAACAATGTCTGGCTACCGTAGACCGAGTAATCGATATTCCGCTCGCCGCCTTGCACGTAAAGGATCTCAACGGGGAGGTTGCCGCCTTGGTTCGCACGACCTACACCGGGAAGGAATCCGTTACCTTTTCCGTAGGATAGCTTTAGAGGAGCGTCCTTGTAATACTCCACCTTGCGGAGGTTGATAGTTTTGCCCACGATCTCGAACTCCGTGTCGAACTCCTCGGCCAAACGCCCCAATACAGCCCAGCATTTCTCATGGTTGAACGACAACAGTTTCTCCGGGGCCTCGATCACCGTGCCGACCGTCCAGCCGGAATCATAGAGATTGAGGTTGTCCACCAGCAGCTCCATGAACATCCCCGGCGTGGCCGTCATGACGAACTTGAGCTTGTACGGCTTGTCGGACAACAGCTTGTACTTATATTTTTTCAGGATCTCCTCGTTGCCGCCGAAGGTGACGGTATAGTCGAAGACCCTCGTGCCCTCCTTCTTGAAATCCGAAGGGTACCACAGCGTGTACCTTTCCCCCTGATACTCGATATACGCCCCGGTAGGCAGCTCCACGTGATCCACTAGGGAGTAACGCAGCTCCACCTTCTTCGCTTGCGCTATCGCCCGGTAACGATAGCTGTCATCGTCCACCGGGATGTCAAGCAATACCTCGCCCGTCTTATCATAGATACGCATCTCGAACGGTATTTAAAGGATGTTCGAGACGCTTTCGGACATACCCAGCAAGGCACGCACCCTCGTCTTACAATCGCTTCTGTAACGCTCCAGCTCCGCGAACTCCGCCTCGAACTCGGCCATCCTTGCCGTATCCGAACCTAATTTATTGAGGGTAATCGCCTCCACCCTGTCAGCGGAATATCTCGCACGTACGAGCCCGGACACGAACCGCTCGTACGTGGCATCCGCAGCCTCTATCAGCGTGCCGCCATCCTCGCACGTGCCGGTATAGGCGTAAGCCACGCGGGGCTCCGGTTCCGGTTCGCCCCCGTGGCCCTCCGGAACGTGGTTCTCCAAGACCTCCTCGTTCAGGTATAGCAGGTAATGGTTGTCATCGTATTTTACGAATGTCTTTCTCTCCGTGTAAATCGCTCTTGTCTCCATATATTTAAATGTTTTTTAGCCGACCCGGGAGGATCGGCCAAGAGCGATCCCTACGGGTCAAGTGAACCTGAAAAATTTCTTACCGAACTTGTTGGTGAGCACCTTTATCACGGTATCCACCGGCAAGTCCTCGTGAGAGAAGTCCGTGAGCGCCTGATCAATCAAGACGGCGGAACCGGTGAAAGCGTAACGCTCCTCGCCTTTCCATCGGAAACGTATGGCGAGGCACTTCTTTGGCGTGCCGTCCTCGTTTCTCTCGATCTTGCTATCCTCAATCTTATAATCGATCAACTCGATCAGCCTGTCCTCCTCGGGGCCTCTCCGGTCCTCCGGTATTCGGGTATCATAAAGTATATCCTCGAATCTCATTTTCCGGTCGGCCGGGAGATCCTCCCACGGACTTTTTTTATTCCTTATCACCTGTCCCAGTCTTTTCCTTGGTGTTTCCATTCCTAATTTATTTAATAGATTACTCGTATCAGCGTGTTGAATGAAGCCTATACGGGAAGAGGCCCTCTTCCTTATCTCCTCGTCCGGCAAACCCTTCTTTCTCAATCTCGCTATCTGGCGGCAGAGAGCCACCTTGTTACGTTTCCGGACACGGACGTGATCCGGGAAATGCACGTATCCCCCCGTATCGACACCGTCCGTCACGTGCCCGATCTTCCATCTCGGGTTAAGACCGATCCTAAGCTCGTTAGCGTAATAAAGACCGATCCACTCGATGACAAGGTGCAAGAATACGGTGTCCTCATGCAGTATCAGGACATCATCGGCGAGACGGTAGCAGAAATCCAGACGGTTCAGATATCCCTTGAACCTGTCCGAGAGATATTGGATCCCTTTGGATAACTCCTCATAATCATGTTCTGTTTTGGCCGTTGCGATACTTTCCTCGATATACCTTTTCGTGTAGTACTCAACCAAAGCCGGGCATTCCCCGACATGGAAGCACCGCTTCAAATCGTGATCGAAAAGATAAAGATAGACAAGCGAGAAGAACTGCGCCAGCTTCGTGCCGGGAAACATACCGGTATCCCCCTCGACGCTATCGATGATCTCATCAAGCCTTCGCAATAAATGATTATCCTTGATACGTGTCCTGAGCTGGCTTTTCAGTACAGGGTGATTGACGGTCGGATAGAAGTGGTGGATATCGCACAGGAGATAGTCGGTGGTACGTTCCGGATATTTTCTCAGGACCTTCCGGATCATCCTCATGTAGGCGTGGGGACCGCGTCCTTTCACCCCTCCGTAGGTATACGCGGAGAAGGATCTCGTAAAATAATCCTCCACCTCATTGAGCATCGCCCAGTGCTGGACATGATCCGGGAAAGGGAGCATCCCGATAAGACGTTTTTTCGGCTCATGGATGGTCATGAAACGATACGGGGAGGTTACGAACGTCCCGTTTTCAAAAGAGTATAGGAGATCGGAAAGGTTCTTTTCCAAGTCCGCCTCGAACTTTATTATGGCCTTTTTGCCATGCTTGTTCTTGCTGGCATGATCAAAAGCCTTGTAATAGTTTTCTTTCCGGGCTATATCCCCGGAAAAGTCACCTTTTCTCCTCATGGTGTCCCAAGTGTCTTTTAGTGTCCAGTGTCTGCAATCGCCATCGGGTCATGAGCCGTCGGTTTATCAACCTACCGGGACTATACCTTTAGCCTTGATTTTTTGTCCAGTGACAGGGTCTCTCCTCCACTTCTTCTTACTGAATAAATCAGCGGCATATCCTAGGGGCGACGACCAGTTCACGTTAGCGCCCGAGACCGCATTGTTACCATTGAGGTACGCTAAGCCGGCATTAGCACCGTTGTTCGCATGACCACGACGGAACGAACAGCGAAGGCCGGAACTGGACGTCAGAGAAGACAACCCGCCCAATCAATAGGCGGAACAAAGGTAATATTTAATTTTTCATGTGCGACCGCCTTACGGCGGGAAAAATAAAACAGGAACGGAAACAACATGTCAAAGAACTAAAATGCGGCACTTACGTGCCTTGGGTGCTCGGGCGCTTCGCACCCTAATGGACACAATGGACACCCGAACACAATGAACGCTAGTACTGCACGGGCACGGGGCTTACGTCCTCTGCAAAATAGCAGAGGGGCGACGACCAGCTCACGTAAGCGCCCGAGACCGCATTGTAACCATGGAGGCACGCTAAGCCGGCATTAGC